CTCTAGCAACTGCATTAAACAATGAAGTTGAGTCAGTTCTAACTACACTAAGCGATCCGCCATAGTTCAAATAGTTAGTTGCTGACAACCAGTATTCTGCGTTTGCTGCAGATGGTTCGCCAAAAGCGTTGATTAAGGCGGTTTCATTGGTGACAGTAATTGCCTCTCCAATGGGACCTTTTAAGAATGGTGCTGCATAACCTGCAATATTTGCGTTAGTAATATCAGCTCTGCCGTTGGTTAGGTCTTTCTCCCTAACAACGACTCCCGGTGAGCGTAAAACTACCATGTTTATCTCCTAGAATATGTGTCATATTTTCTAAATCTATTTATTATTTTGACACTCTCCAATGGGGAAACAATGCATGAACCCTTTACCAGTCAGGGTATACATCTTTTATTCTTGGAACTGGATTATATGGCATATCTACTCTATCTCTTCTAGTTTTAGTCACTCTTTTTTTCGTACATTCTTTACATTCGTAAGAATATGCAGAGGGTAATCCTTTACTATTTTTACGTATTAAATAAAAATCAGTAAGTAAATCTTTTTTAATTCCACAACTTCGACATTTTCTTTCATTAAAGAGTAAATGTCCAAGTTCAAATTCTTCCTCAAAACTCATTACCTGTATTCCCACATGTGACTCATCTCTCCATACTCACTACCGTTATATGAACCCTGTCCATTCTCAGCAATATACCAAACATTACCTTCAGTATCAATTGACTCATAGTCAGTCAGACCATCATCAATAAAACCAAATGGTGCCATGTCTTGATCAATCTGATTCTTCTGTTCTTCATATAATCTTTTACGAACATCATTGTCCGTCATCTCTTTAAAGTAATCTTGTGCAACTAACCATGCAAAAATAACCAAACACATTGCAAGGTCATCATTACATCCTTCTTCTGCTTCAAACGATTGTTTCTTTTGAATGAATGTAGTTAGTTCTGAGATGATATCATAATCACTAACAAGCAATTTGTCCGCTTCAACTAATTGCTTTAGGTTAGAGCAACCAATTTTCTTTACCGTAGTACTTGTTTTTACACCAAGTTGAGTTTTAGATCCAGAGAATCCTTGACCAACTAATTGACCAGCACGACCCCTCATTGCACACATGAGAAGATTCTCATTCTCAAGATCATACTGTAGAATTGATGCTACCTGATCTCCAATGTCATTAACTTCAACTAGAATAAATGCTCGATGATAATTTACTGCAACCTGGTGAATAATGTTTGGGAACAACATGGGTTTAATCTCATTGTTCCTATAGACACCTACGACTCGGTATGGTACAGTAGTAATATCATATAAAATAAATGCAGAGTAATCATTATTAGTACCACGTGATACGTCAACCGTCATCAGATACTCATGATCTGGAAGTGGGTTCTCGTATATTTTTAATCCTTTACTGCTTGATAAAGGTTCATCATATGACATTGATCTCAACTTTGCAGCAGAGATTAGAGTATCAACAGATCCTAAGAACTCACACTCAAACTCTTGTGTGAACTGTCTTAATGATGTGTTAGCAATTGTTTGTTCTTTCCATCTATCATCTCTGCCAGGTACTTGAGACCAATGTACCTCAGTAGTTACATATTCATTTCTACCAAGTTCAGCATCATGCCATAACTTGTAGAACATGTTCATCCCATTTGGTGTTGAGATGATGATGACTTTTGTGCTTTTACCAGAAGAAATAGTAGGATAAACAGAGGAAAAGAACTGCTCTGCAATATGGTTTGGAATGAACGCAAACTCATCGAGGAAGATGATGTTAAACGACATACCTCGGACAGCACTTGCAGATGTAGAAGATGCCAAAATTTTACTGCCATTTTCTAACTCCATAGATCCTTTGTTCCATGCAATGATACCCTGCTGTAACCACTTAGGCAAGTTCTCGTATGCAAGTTGTAACCTTCCGAGAAGTTCTCTTGCGGTAGGTGCTTTGTTTGCTAGGATACCAATGTTGACGTTATCATTAAAAATTGCATAGTGCATAAGATATGCTACAACAGTGGTTGACTTACCTGTCTGTCGTGGTAGTTTTGCAATATTAAATCGATTGCTATGGAAGCGGCGAACCATGTCTTCCTGAAAATCATATAACTTGAAAGGTACAAGACCTTCATCAAGAGAAACAATTTTACAATACGTCTTAGCAAAGTATACTGGATCTGCTTTACACTTAAGATATTCCTTAATCTGTTCAGGGGTAAAGTTGATTGGTACACCAACTTTTTTTAGATTAGGGTTACCAAGATAAATTTCATTTGGTTTTAATTTAGTCATTCCCATTTAGGTGGTGAGTCAGGACATTTCATTCCAGGAAGGAGTGTCTTCAGTGGCATAAAACATCCGCATAATCTACATTGTTTGGTTACTTCTTTATAAAATTCACATGCTTCGCACACTTTCATCTTTTCATTAGAAGTCATAAATTAGCAATCCCATTTACGTAATGATTTATTGATCCTGCTATCTGGATCATTTGCAGTTTTCTTACTTGTAAGTTTTTTCTTCATTCCACTCATCCGAGCACAGAAGGATTTTCTTCTCTTGTTTCCCTTCTTCTTCGTTGGTGCTTTCAGATCGCTGCCAGGGTTCTCCTTCTCGTAGGATTTCCTGCCCTTCTCGTTGAGTCCACCTTCGCTGTTCTTTCCAGATTTCTTGGTCCATGCTGCCTCATCTAATTGTGTACAAAATTCTTTGAATGTTATCATCCGATAACTCCGACTGACGTTGCTGCAACGTCCGTAATAGTGCTACCAACTTCTAAAGTATCTGTTTTATACTTTTCAATAATTTGATCTGCACTTGGGTGACACAGAATGCTGCCTAGAACATCACCATTAGCATTTTTTAAAATAACTTCATGCGAGTTTCCACTAGCATGGTTATGTTGAATTAAAACTCGATTAGCATTAGACACAGTGCTTGGTGTGTCTGACAATGCAGTAGACGCTGATTTTGGTTGAAGTACTCTTGCCATGGTTATAAAGCTTTGTATTTATTTATTATCCAAAAGACCTTGCTTGATGAGTTTGGATAACTCTGCAGTTGATCCAACAAACAAAGCATTGTTGTTAGTTATTTTTTGTTTGGACTTTGGACCTTCTTCAAGATCCTGCATTTTCTTTTGAAGTTCAATTAATTTCTCAGCAGCGTCTGAAACACTCTTAACTAACTGTCCAGCAACTTCATATGCTCTAGGGTGGTCGGTATTATTTGCCACGTCTAAGATGCCTGAGAGCGCCTCCTGACCCTTCTCGATGACATCGTATAGTTGACCCCTAGTATAGTCGTAATCTTTTTTTACATCATGATCAATGTCAATAACACGCTCAGGTTTTTTCTTTGGTTTTGGTTGTGATGCAGGAACAACGTCTGCCTGCACATCTAGAGCACTTTCAATGCCATCATAATTTACACTCATAGGTCTTCAAAGTAAGAGGTAGTTTCGTTGAATCCAAAATCATCACCAGAAAGAAGTAAAGCATCATCAATAGCATTAACGACGTTATCGTTATTTTTATCTTCAAGTGCTTTAGGTGTCACTGCATATTCTCTATACCTACCAGGTGAGGTTACATCTGTAGAAGTATACTCTTTAGTGATTGCTTTCTTAATCAAACCTGTATCTGTAGTAGGACCATAGACATAAGTTTTAACTGTAAATCTAACAGTATAAATTAATGCTCTTCTTGTATCAAAATTTCCTTCATAGTCATCATTAAAACTAATACTATTCATTACAATAGGAATGTCTTTAATGATATTTGCCTCTTCTACTAATCTAATAGACAGGTTAAAAGAAGGTTGAAAGAATGGTATAATTTGTTCTACAATTTGCAAACAATCATCCTGTGTTTTACTGAGAATATTTAATTCAAATTCTAAATTGTAAGGAACAGGAATATATGTTTTCTTGAGTCCTTCACTATTCTCATTAGTAAGACAGTATTGTGTTGGACTCTGTTTCCTTGATGGATCATAACTCATACCTGTCATTTCAAATGACATCCTGGGTAGAGTGATCGCATTTGGGCGTCCAAGTTCAGGTTGCTCAGTAATACGAGCAATAAATTTTTGACTAGGACCATATGCTAAAGGAACTTTCATCCTTTGATATACTGATCCATCTTCATTAAATTTACGAATCTCTAAGTTATTAAAAAGTGTGCCAAATCCAATGACACATTTTCTAATGACTTGATTATAATTATAAGTTCCTAACATAATTACCTATTTCCAAATTCTCCAAAGGGGTTGATTTCCGTAAAGTCCAAAATGCCATCACCAAATTTTTCAAATTCAATGTTATCAGCAAAGCTATCTTTCATATCAAGTTCATCAAAGTTAGAAATATTTATAGAAAAACCACTGTTACTGCCAACAAGGTTCTCTCCAACTTTGAATTCTCCATGATCAGAACTACCAGTAGGTGCTCTTAACTCAACATATTTTTCCTTAGGATTCCAAGAATTAATATATGCAGTTAGACCAGTTTGAGAACCTGTTACTAGTTCGCCAACTTCAGGACTTCCGCTAAGAGATGCTTGCTCATAAAAATACTTGACAATAAATCCTTCGTCTTTTTGTGTATCAAAAATACCATCACCTGTAACCTCGTTTGAGTATTCAAACAATTCACATTTTAATTTGTATGTATATAATTTTCCAAATTGATAGAATGGTGCTTCATGCTCTACAAATTTAACTTCAAATATATTATCAGACAATGGGAAATAAATTAAATCTCCTTCTGCAGGTCTTCCTGGAAGTTGAACATTATTCACTAACTGCATTGGAAGAGAAACAAAATCTTCAAACTGATGTCTAGAAATTACTAAAGTAATTTCATCAGTAGATCTAATTCCAAACTTGGTGAGAATATCTCCTGCACCTTGAAATCCTTCAAAGTTTTCAAGGTATGCTTCTAGAGTAAATGAATCTTCAAATTCAGAAATAATTTCTTCATTTAAAATTGTATCTTGACGAATTAATTTTCTTGGAATATAATTAGTAGTAATTCCAAACATGTTAATAAACTCATCCACAAGGGATTGTTGGAGCATTTGCTCCTCTCTTGTTCCATGAGTAAAATAAGTATTTTTTGCCATTTACCCTATCATGTCTAGTGGTGGAATTTCATAAGTTGATGCAATCTCTGCTTCAATTTCTTTAAGTTCTGTTACGGCATCTTCATAAATTTGTCTACCATTTAATGTAATACCTCCAGGTAATTGAGCACCTTGAAACTTAATTAAATTTTGACCCCATTGTCTTTTAATTAAAGAAGTGCAATATCTTTTTAAAAATGGATCATTGTATACTTGAGTATATGATGTAGGATCTAATACTCTCCAACAATCAATAATAACATACGCACCTTCTTTTACAAATTTAGTCGTAGTGTCAATATACAGACGGTCTTGTCTCTGATTAAATCTATATGGAATAAAATTGCCATTATTTAAAACCATATCTAGTGTTTCTAAATATGATTTAGTCATATAGTAACTCAAGATATCAACAGATCCAAATTGATATAGATCGTTTAAAAATAATTGATATTCTAATCCAAATAAATTACTTCTAATATTACTACCCTTAATGCCAAATACTTTACTAATTCCAGTAATATGATCTGGAATAGGAATATAATTATTTCTCGTTTCCCAATCGGTAGTTCCAATTGTGAGAGTTTCATTACTTGAAGTGAAACGTGTCTCATCATCAGCAGTAAACTGATGTTTTAAAAACACTTTCTCAGTACCATTATAATGGCGCTCATTAAATAATTGAATAGCATCATCAATCAAATCATCAATTTGATCATCATCAACGTTAATTTCTAGAACAGGTCTACCTAATCGCCTCAGGCAATATTCTTTTAATTCTGCTTTACTTGTTGGTTGCGCCATGTATACGCATAAAAAAAGTCCTCTACCTTATTTAGCAGAGGACTATATTTATAAAATGAACGTGGTGATTGCTGCGTATGCAATTAGTATAGCACACAATTTAGAAAGAACCGCATAGTACTTTTTAATCGGTGTACCAAAATACTGCTGTCCAATCATGAGACACTTGTGAGCAGGTGAAATCAGGTAACCAGCATACTCAGTGCAAAGGAACCACACAAGATATTGAGGACCAAAGATCGACACAAGCACAGAAGTCATACCAGCATACTTACCAGATGATCCCATGATGTAAGCAGCAACCATAGCGACCAGAGAAGCAGGGATAAGCATCTCAGGTGTTGCTGCCTTAAGATAGTCCATGACTGGTCCTTTGATCAGTCCAACTACACCACCAAGAGCAAGGACAACAGTTGCAATGATAGCAAACTTACCATCCAACCACCTACCCCACTTCCAATCCTTGTATACAATCGAGTAATAGATTGACATAGCAAGGAACCAAGGGAAGAAGAATGGTGCTCCTGCTTTACCTGTATTCAATAAAAGAATAACAGTAGCAATCAGTGGTGCCCAACCAGTAAGAGCACGACGCCAGTTAAAGTCACGTACATATTCTAGGTTAGGAACAACAGATCTTGCAGGAACCTTAGTGAAAATATACCACCAAGTATATGTCAAGGTAATAGCAAGAGGGATAATAGTGTATCCTAGGAATGTTCCATAAGATACACCCATTACTGCCATAGGCAGAACAACTGTTTTTTCCAGTGGAGACCACCAATAGTAATGGTGGACTGATAGGTAATCAATTACACCAAAGGCAGAACGCCTTTCTTTATCAGGTGGTGCGATAGCATCTAGAAGTGGTGCGGATAAAGCAACTCTTCCAGGGATAGGTAAGATACCACCTAACAGTGAGGTGATAATAACAAGGATGCGATTGTCCTTGATATACTTTTTTGCTAACGAATATACATCCTCTAAAGCACTATGCTCTCGGATAAATCCACCCAAAATCATAATACCGAAAATGTAACCCATGTAGAGTTCATTCTTAGCAATCGCAGTGATTGCTGTTTCTAGCATTACTCTGCTACTGCAGGGGTTTCTTCTCCAGCACCATCAGGCACACCCTTGTCTGCAAGTTCTAGTGCTTGTACTGCACCTAGAAGTTTAAAATATTCTTCTTTTTTAATATTGATTTCTGCATCAAGTTCTTTGA